AAAGAATTAACAGTTAAAGTCTTTCCAAGAGATTAAAACAATTAATACCTGAACATGTATTCAAACTGTTCATTTACCTAAATATTAACTAAACACAAACAATCATGAAAGAACACGAAAAAGATTTAAGACATTTACCAATTAACAGTATAAACTATACTGAAGAACAAAAGATTCGATCTAAAAACTTAGAACTAATGAGAGCACTACAAGATGTTGACAGACTAACCTCAGATAATGTTCAGTTTAAACTTCAGATCATTGAGTTAAAACAAAAGATAAAAGAGTTAGAATCAACTAACTAAATAATTAAACATTTATTACGACAAATAAACTAATTAATTATAAACATTTAAAACAACAAACATTATGAAAATCAAATTAAAAGGAGTAACAGTAGACATTAGAAGAAATGATTTAGACGAACTAATTAAACTACAACACATTATTACTAAAGAAATCAAAACAAACAAACGTAAAGTTAGGGGACAATTACTTGAGTTGTCATTAGATCTAGTTAACACAAGAATATCAGACATATCATATGATCTTGCATATTCTGAAGAAATACACACAATAGTATGAAAAGGTTTAACATTGAATTTACACCATTCCTAGGAATAGGAATTGGTGTAGCTTGGGTGGATAAACTATTTATAATATTATTACCATTTATAAGTATAGAAATAAAAATTAATTAACAAGGTTGATAGTATACCTTTATGAAACTATCAAATAATCAATTAAACATTAAATAAATTATGAAAACAAACACAGGAACAGTAGAAACATTAAAGAATGGAGAATGTCTATTAGTAGACGCAAGAGTTGTAGCAAATGATAAAATATCACTACAATTTGCAGAAGTAATTAGACCAGAAAACGAACAAATGAGTTTATTAGCATATTCTAATCGCTACGATGACTCATTCTCAAATAAAGCTAGAAGATCATGGTTAATAACTGACAGACAAGCTGCAACTGAGGATTATGGAGTAGACTTTTCAGAAATGAATGAAAACTGGTATGATGGCCCTAAAGGCACAATGTTAGACTTAAATATATTAAATCCTACATTAAATGGATTTAATGTTAGACTAGCAATTAAAGAAACAACTGAACCAACACCATGGCAAGAGCAAAACTATGAGACTGCTGCTAAAAGACGTGGTAAAAATGGACCTCACATGCTACACAATGGTGAGTATATCTTTAGTAATGTAATTGTTGTTGGTATAAAAGGTGACCAAGAAGTTAAACACACAAGATTAGAAGCTGACTCTATAGATGTAAAAGAGAGTCAAGTTGAATTAACGACATCAAATGAAATGGTTGGTGAGTTACAGTCAAATGAAATAGGACTGTAAATTATCTATAATATCAAGGGGAGAGAATATCTCCCTTTGATATTTTATTTATTAATTTAAAATATAAAATTATGTCATACATGAGCTGGATAGCACAAATGGTAAGTGATAATACTTATCAAGAATTTAAAGATTTATACATAAAAGCACACGAAAATAATAAAGAAAGTTTTATATTTGGTGGTGAAAAATGTGATACAATTTTGGGTAAACATGTGTGTAATTATGTAGACACATATTTAATGGATCACTATGATAATCATCTGATTAAACAAGCAGAATTACAGAACGAGTACGAAGATTTAATAACCAAAGGATTTTAATATGATTTATACAGTTGGTATAAAAACACTTATACCTAAAACAGAATTTGCACAATGTAACATAGAAGATGTTGCAAGATATTGTGAAACAAAAAAAGTGTTAGGTGTTGACACAGAAACAGAAGGATTTGATTTTACATGTAAGAAAATGATTATGTTTCAGATAGGTGATGAAGAAAACCAATTTATAATTGACACTAGATTTATATCATTAGAACCTATACGACACATCTTAGAGTCTAAAAATATAATAAAAATACTTCATAACGCCAAGTTTGATTATAAGTTTATAAAAACAACATCAAATATAAAACTTGAGTGTGTCTATGACACCTTTCTTACTGAGAGAGTATTAAATTGTGGTAAGGATGGAATGAAGTATGGACTCAAAGATGTTTGTAAAAAGTATTTAAATGTAGAAATAAATAAAGAGGTAAGAAACCAATTTATTAATCTAGAAGGTCATCCATTTAAAGCTGATCAAATAGTTTATGGTGCTAAAGATGTAGAATATCTTGTAGGTATACGTGAACATCAGTTACCATTAATAGATAAATATAAACTAAATAACGTTGTAGATTTAGAGAATGAAGTAGTATTATCATTTGCAGATATAGAATGTAATGGTTTAGATTTAGATACTGAGCAATGGAAGACACTTGACGAAATAAACAACAATGAAGCAACAGCACTACAATTAAACTTAGATGAAATATTAATAGAAAATCATAAATTACAAAAGTTTGTAGCTAAATATGTACAAGCTGATATGTTTACACCAATTGAAGAATTAAGAAAAGTAAATGTTAAATGGACATCACCTAAACAAGTACTTGAGGTATTTCAATGTCTTGTGCCTGATTTAGATAATGTTAACGGTAAAGCAATGTATAAACATAGATTTAGTTACGAAATTATAGATACATATGTAAAATATAAAGAAGCTATGAAATTATGTACATCATATGGTCATAAATTCTTTGATAATTTAGCAGGAGATAATAGAATACACACCAATTTTCACCAAATACTTGACACAGGTAGAGTTAGCTCATCCAAACCTAACATGCAGCAGATTCCTGCTGATAATAGATTTAGAAACTGTTTTACTGCACCGATAGGATGGAGCTTTGTAAGTGCTGATTACTCAAGCCAAGAGTTAAATGTAATTGCCTTTGGATCTAAGGATCCCGTATGGTTGAAAGCCTTAGAAGAAGGACAGGACTTACACTCTACATGTGCTGAGTTGGTGTATGGTGATGAATGGTTAAATGCTGCTGAAGAAGATTGTGTATATATGACTAAAAAATTAAAATGTAATTGTAAACAACATAAAAAACTTAGAACTAATGTCAAAACCATTAATTTCGGTCTTGCTTATGGCATGGGCCCTCATAAGCTTTCTGATACTCTTAATATCAGTGTGGAGGGAGCTAAAGAGCTCATCGAAAAGTATTTCCAAGCGTTCCCATCGATCAAAGGGTTCTTAGATAAACTAGGTAACTTTGGTAAAAAATATGGGTATATTAAAACATTTCCTCCTTATAATAGGAGGAGATGGTTTACTAGCTGGTATCCTAAAATATGGGACAACAAGTCAGCTAGTATGCAATTAGGTACAATTGAACGTGCATCTAAAAATACACCTATACAAGGAGCTAGTGCTGATATGACTAAGCGTGCTTTAATTAGTATGAGAGATTATATTAAAGAACACGATGCTCCTGTAAAACTAGTAATGACTGTACATGATCAGATAGATACTATATGTAGAAATGACTATCTAGAGACATGGACAGGAGATATGAAAATACTAATGGAAATGGCTGCAAATGAAATAGTAACAAATAGGTTATTAAAAGCAGAAGTATCAGTAAGTAATTGTTGGGAAAAATAATAATAATATGGATAAAAAACTAATAGAAGCATTTGTGCAAGAATGCAAAGACTATCGTGACTGGAAAGAGAGAGTCAAAGCTAATCAAATAGATATGGATGATTGGTTTAAATATAGTGGTGAGGTAGAAGAACACACTGATGAATATAAAGAGTTCTTAAAATACAATGGATTTAGTTGGCTTAAAGCCAAACGACATGGATCTATAATACCTATGACTAGAGATAGAAAAGCATACTATAAACAATATTGGCACGATGTAGTAAAACCTAAACAACTTTTAAAACACTTAGAAAATGAAAGAAATATTAGACATGAACAAAATAAAAGACGTACAACAAAGAAAAGCACTTAACTGTTGGGCTAACTCTGGATTTAAAGGCTCAATTATAGCAGGTACTGGTTTTGGTAAGTCTAGATGTGGTATACTTGCAATAGATTACGCATTAAAAACAGGAACCAAGGCATTAATACTTGTTCCTACTATACAACTACAAGATCAATTTCGTGAAGAATTTTATAAATGGGATTTAGGCCATTGCTTAGACAACGTTGAAGTACTATGTTATCAGAGTGCATATAAATTGCAAAATGAGCATTATAGTATTGTAGTATGTGATGAAATACATTTAGGCTTAAGTAAAGAGTATAAAAAATTCTTTGATAATAATACTTACGATAAATTATTATGCATGACTGCTACAGTACCTGAAGAGCAAGAATATGCTAACTATTTAAGTAAGCTAGCACCTACAGTATACAAAGTTACACTAGATCAATGTGTTAAGCTTGGTTTAGTATCTCCTTATAAAATACAATGTATACCTGTAGAATTAACAACTGATGAAAGAGCTGCATACAAAGCTATTAATAATCAGTTTATTAGATCTAAATATGTATTAGGACAATTTGATGCATTTAGTAGAGCTAAATATATTATGAGTACACCAGATGCTACACCAGAAGACAAAAGAGCTGCTGCTCAGTTTTATCAATCTATTAGAGAGCGTAAGGCTATTATAGATTTTGCTGAAAATAAAGTAAAAATGTTTAAAGAATTAGTTATAAATAACTTAGACAAAAAAATACTTGCATTCAGTGGAGCAAACGATTTTACAGATCAGTTAGCAGAGTCAGTGTCACCATTAGCTATGTCATACCACTCAGGTAAAACTAAAAAGCAAAGAGAGTTAATATTAGATGCATTTAAAAATGATACAATCAAAGTATTATGCTCAACAAAAGCTTTAAATCAAGGTTTAGATGTCCCAGATGCAAATATGGGTATAATGTGTGGTATTACTAGTAAAGCTTTACCTATGATACAACGTGTAGGTAGGCTTGTAAGGTTTAAAGAAGGTAAAACTGGTGATATAATAATACTTTATGTTAAAGATAGTCAGGAGGAGAAATGGCTAAAGAATTCTACAAAGAATTTGGATAACGTAAATTGGATATAAAAAATAACTAAATAAAAGTTTTGTATTATGAAAAAGATTTGTATATTTGTACCCATGTTCCGTTTAATTATAAAAGAATTTTTGATATGAAGATAAATATAGACTTTGAAATATTGACACAAACAAATATGAGTGCTGATGATTTCACGTATTTATTTATAATCTATCGAAAAGGATTTAACTATTTAAACAATCTTAATTTAAAGCCAAATTTAGACGAATTGCAAAAGCAAGGATACATAAAGCTCGGTGAAACTCCTGATAATCATGTGATTAGACAAGAGTTCATCGATCTTTTTGTTTCTGACTTTGATTCTATGTTTGCTGAGTTAATCAGTAAATATCCTATGAAGGTCAATTCGTCTACACGTGGCGTTAGGGTATTGCATGCGAAGGATCCAGATGCTATGGCTAATAAAAAAGCCAAAAATAGGTACAAAAAAATTGTAGATAATAAACTATACAAGCATAAATATATTATGAAATGTTTGGATAAACAACTACTAATTGAAAGAAATAATCTTGAGTACTTACAAAACTTAGAAACCTGGATTAATAACCATACTTGGGAAAAGTATGAAAACTTAGACGAAAATGCAATACAAAAAGACCCCCTTAAACCAAGAATCACAAGATCTTTATAAGAGCAGAGGATTTAAAAGCATAGAACAGTCTGTAACAACTTCTATTAATGAGGTTAGGACTGGTATGCTAGGTAAACGACCTGTCTTCCCTACTAAATGGGCAAGACTAAATAAAAATTTATTAGGTGGATTACAACCTGGTAAAATGTATGTAATTGCTGGTAGACCTGGTGTAGGTAAATCAGCATTTAGTAATCAAATGATATTTGACCTGTTAGATCATGAGCTTAAAGAAAAAGTTGTAGTATTATACTGGAGTTTTGAGATGCCTGGCCATCAACAAATACTACGTGCAGGCTCTAAAGATGTTAAAAAACAAGTGTTAGATTTATTGTCTGTAGAACAGCGGTTAAGTGAAGAAGACTACGAATTATATAAGAATGAAGTATCTAAATATAAAAAGTATCCTATTTATTTTAATAATATACCTAGAAATATAGAGTATATTAAAGACGCTAATGTAGAAATAACTAACAGAAATCCTGATGCTAGGATTATAAATATCTTTGACCACTCACGTCTTGTTGTAGGTAAAGCAGAGTCAGAACTACAAAGACTAAATGAATTATCTAAAGGATGTATGTGGATGCAAGCTAAAATGGGAGTTATAAATATACTTCTATCTCAGCTTAACCGTAACATTGAACAAGAACACCGTGCAAAGGCACAGTATCAGCCGCTACTAACAGATTTGTTTGGTGGTGACAGTATCGGTCAAGATGCACATGTTGTTATGATGTTACAACGGCCATATGATTTGTATGGTATAACAGAATCATACTGCAATGAGGATCCTATAGGACTGTTAGCTGTTCATGTAGAAAAGAATCGTGACGGTTTACTAGGTATGATCCCATTTGAGGCAGATATGTCAACATTTACAATTAATGAAAGAACTTAAATTATGAAAAAAAGAGCAATAGAAATAGTAAGAAATTTAACAAGAACAATTGACAAAATAGGTGCAAAAGTATATAATGTGCACAATTTAACTAGAGAAGATATGTTTGCTAATCCAACAGCATCTAAATCTAAACTAGAAAAAAAGAGAAGTCAAATAATAGAAAAATATAACTTAAAACAAAAAGAATGGAAATAGTAGCAGCTATAGCTATATATATAGCCGGTGTAGTTACTGGTTTATATGCAGCATCGCAAATAGAAAAGGATATTAATAAAAGAATAAAAAAATGATAGATATTATAATTATAATTTTAATAGTACTTTTCTTAGCAGTATATGCATATTGGATTACAGTCTATGCGCATAATAATAAAGAATTAATTAAAAACTTAGAGGAATATGACAAAAAAGAGAAAGCTAAACAGCAAGAATCCAAAATACATGGACAAAAGCAAACTAAAAGAAAAGATAGTAAAACGAAAAGAACTCGCTTGTACCACAGCTAATGGTGTAAAAGTATATAAAGTGTGGTATGAATAGTGCAAGTTTATTAATAGAATTATTAGCATGTGGATTTTTCTTTGTGTTAGGATGGTTAGTAGGTATTGAAAGAAATAACTATTTAACTAAAGAGTTAACATTTTGGAAAGCATATACAAAAGAATTAGAAAAAAATAAAAATAATGGAACTACCAAAAACAAAGGTAAAGGCTAGCCGTAAATCGCCTAAAAACATGATAATATATGGTCCTCCAAAGATTGGTAAGACTACAATATTATCACAATTGGACAACTGTTTAATAATTGACCTAGAAGATGGTTCAGACATGATTGATGCTTTAAAGATTAAAGTAAATAATTTAAAAGAACTAGCTGATGCAGGTAGAGAAATAATTAAACAAGGGAAACCATATAAATATGTTGCTATCGACACTATATCTAAACTAGAAGAATGGTGTGAAGACGAAGGCAAGAAAATTTATATGAAAACTCCTATGGGTAAAAACTTTGAGACTAAAAACCCAGGAATGTCAATACTATCACTGCCTAATGGCGCAGGCTATTTGTATTTACGAATGGCATACAAAAAATGGATAGACAGACTAAACCTGTTAGCAGATCATGTTATCTTAGTTGGTCACTTAAAGGACAAAATGCTTGAAAAGAAAGGTAAAGAGGTTGCTGTAAAGGACCTTGACTTAACTGGCAAAATCAAGCAAATAACCTGCGCTAATGCTGATGCTGTTGGTTATATTTATAGAGAAGAAGAACAAACTATGGTTAGTTTTAATTCTCTTGATGATATAACTGCTGGTTCACGTTGTGCACACTTAAAGGGTAAGACCATGCCTATGAATTGGT